GCTTCATCCATGTATACATCTCCCGCAAAGGCTTCCTTCTCCTTGCCTCCGTGCTGTGCGAGAAGCTCCTTCAGACGCTTCCTCAGAGCCAAGTCAACGACGTAGTCTACATCCTTAGCCTTGAGGCTGTGAAGGTCGTACTTACAGACGATCTGCGGCTCCCCATTGACCGTGATCTGCCCATAGACCGTCTCCTTCGAGAGCGGACCACGGGGCACTAAGAGTCCCGACTGCACGCACTTCTTCCCATGACGGAGGTAGATATTGCGTCCGCGGGTGACGACGCGCTTCCCAGGGCGGTAGGAGATGAGGATCTCAGCGACCTTATCGCTGACGGCACGCACCGAGAGGTGGGGGCGCTGCGTCAGCCAGCGCTCTAGGAGGGAGAGCTTATCGATCTTCGTCACCTTCTGCATCTCGATCTCTCCGCTCATCGCCTCACGCTCACTCTCGGAGCTTACACGATTGAGGCGCTGGATATAGCCCTGACGAGTCGAAGCCACGACGAGGGCATCGATAGCATGGTGGCGGTGATCCTTACGCTTTGACCAGTCCTTGATGCGAAGCTTCTCGGTCGTCTCGCCCTCACGAGATACACGCTCCGTCTCACCCATAGAGTCGTAGCGATCGAGGTTGAGCGTATGGAGGATATCATCATAACCCCAGAGACTGCGAAGTCGGGCAGTCACTCCACCCTCGCTCGCAGACACACGGCGGATACCCTGCTGGAGGATGGCCATAGCTTGGCGTGAGATGTACTGTGTCAGACGCAGCTGGCGCTCGAGGAAGTCGGAGGGGATATCCTCCTTCAGCCAGCGTAGGCGCTGGTGCTTGCTGTAGGAAATCGCCTTCTTATCCAGCAGGCCATTGATACGCTCCACATACTCGGCTTCCCAGCCCTTCGCACGGATGTACTCGAGAGCGGTGCGATTGCCCTTCTCCTTGTTGCATCGGCGGCAGGCGCAGGTCTTATTGCCGTAGGAGTCATCATAAAGGACGGACTTCGGGATGATGTGCTCGACCTCCATATCGTCCCCATTGAGACATTGGCTCAGCGTCAGGATCTGACCACAGTACAGACACTGTTCTCCAGCCTCCTCCCACAGCATATACTTGCGGATACGGGACTTCGTCGGGAAGAGTCCACACTCACGGATCTTCTCTGCGATCGCTTTATTCTCCTTCTCTCTACGGCGGTTGCCCTCTGCCATACGCTCACGCTCCTCACGCGACATCTTCAGCTCACGTGCCAGCTCGACACGGACTTCATCGACGCCGTACTCGACCTTGAGCGCATTGACGAGGTTGATCATCTGGTTGAGGATCTTCTCGACGAGGGGCTGACGCAGCTCATTGCGCTGCAGCAGCGGTATCTTCACCAGAAGCGTGCGCTCGGTGATCTCTTCGCTGGTGGGGCTATTTGAGTGGCGGTAGCCGACGGCTGCGCACGCCTCGCTATAGCCCAGCCCCTGCTGTAGCTGGGGGAGGAGCTTGCAGATGAACTTCGCGGACTTATTCCCGTAGCCAGGCTTGACGAAGTCCAGACGATAGAGCTGATCCAAGAGCCCGCCGTCCAGGTCCTCCTCCTTCATACCGAGCTGCGTGATGAGAGCACGGCGCATCGCATCACGCTCCTCGATGGAGTAGAGGATGTGCCACAGGCGATAGAGGGGCTGGCGGACGTAGCTATCGGTGACGACAGCGACCTCTCGCTCGGTGACCTCACCCGTCTCTTCGTCGGTGAGCTGGACGGTCATCATACGCGTCTCCAGCTCCATATCGAGGAGGTGGTGATACTGCGGATAGGGCTGTAGAGCAGCAGTGAGAGCGACCCGCGTACTATTCCCCTTCAGCCCACTCTTCGAGGTAAGCTGGTCTGCGATGAGTGCCTTCTCCTTGAGAAGCTTCTTCAGCGCGGCGAAGGATAGCGAAGCGCTTGACTGGAGATGTGCGACGATCTTAGCGCGCTCCTCGGGTGTGATATCACGTGGCGAGCCATCGGGACGGATCAGACGGATATTATTCACCGCCTCATAGATACGGCAGAGCTGGAAGAGGGGCGAGGACTTCGGGGCGACCTTCGGGCCGAACTTGACCCTACGCTCGACGAGCTGCCGACCGCCCTTGCCGTCATCCTGCTGGATGCGCATTACCCTCTCCTGCTTCTCGAACTCGCATAGCGAGACCAGGTGCTTGCAGGACTTCAGCGGGCGCTGCATGAAGATGACTTCATCGCGTAGCATCCGGATGAATGCGTCTGTAAGGATATCGGGATAGTGCACGCGCTGAGCCGCCATAATCTGATCGTACTCATCGATGTAGCGCTGACGGGAGAAGATCTGATCCTTGATGCGGTAGCTGATACCACCCGTGGGGCTCTCACTCTGATTCTGACGGAGCTGCTCGGCGAAGTACTGCCCCACCGTCTTGTGCTCGTCCTGGAGCTTCTCATCATTCGCACGGATGCCAGCGAGGTAGGCACTATTCGAGTCCTTCTTCTTCTCGCCCTCATCACCGACGATGGCAGCGGCATCACTCTTGACATGCCGATAGCCACGCTTCTGATTGATGTGGCAGAGCACACGCCCCAGCTCGGGCAGCGTCAGGCGCCGACCAGCTGTAGCCGCCCGCTCGCGGAGCTCCCACAGCTCCAGCAGAGGGAGCTGAATGAGTGCAGCATCGGGGAGCATCCCGACCTTCTCCAGCTCCCGACGTAGCCGGTAGCGACGTAGCTGATAGCGGGCAAAGCCTCGGCGCATCGTACGGCGCGCCGTCCGCTCTTGGTTCGCCGTGAAGGCCTTCCCGATAGAGAAGTCCGCGGCATCGGTAGCATTGTTTAAGGGGACGACACGGCTCCCCATACCTAAGATTTCGGCAGGATCTCCCTGCGCATCGAGGGCGATAAGGCACCACCCTATTGATCCTACTCCGAGGTCAAGACCAAGTACATGTTTGCTCATAAGCATTGGTTGTGTTGATATTAAAAAAATGGCTACATTTGCAGTAACGAAATCTGAAAGCTAATCACAATAAGGATTTATTCCGTTGTGAGAACATCCAGGGTGGGGCCTCTTAAGTGAGGTTCTCACCCTTCTTCTTTTGTGATCAGACCGAGAGGTCAGGCCACTACGATCAGCCGTAGCACTGAAACAAATGTAGCAACTTCCCCGCGCTCAAGCAAGCAACACCGCATCCATGAGCGACTTACACCTCGCAGGAGGGCTCATCATACACCCACTTTCCCTACACCAAAAGTGAGCTATCCTGAGGCTGCTTCTCCGCGAATTCGGGGTATATACGATGCGAAGATCGTTTACTTTTATTTACTACACACTATTATACACAGACATATTTCCGCGAGAAAACAACATATCCATACATTTTCTCGTTGTAGTTAAGGTAGGAGAAGAAGCCCGTCTTACACTCCTTCCCTAAGTACAATTCATTTAACGGAACCATTACTGCGGAGCTGGATAGCTCGGTCTACCCTCCTTCCACCTCATCATCAACTACAAGTAAAATGGCTACAAAACAATCAATTCGCCGACTCGGCATCCTATCTCTTCTCCTCTTCTCCTTTGCCTTAGTGCTCAGCTCTTGCGGTGGCAAGAGTGACCTGCCAGGCGGAGAATTCGGGGGCTTTGGCAGCGCAGACCTCAAGCAAGAGGTCACGATCAAGGCCTCCGCACCAGTCCAGGTCAACTTCACAGCCAACACGCTGGGGGACTCTGACATCTACCGTGACGGCAAGCTCGTCTCTCAGTCGATCTACAGATCCGAGTGGAGAGACCCCGTCGCGAAGTCCCATCACACGACGTTCACCCACAAGGGTGCAGGGCTATACGTCGGAGTCATCGCAAGCAGACCTAATAGTGGTAATTCACCCGCAGCCATCAAGGTGAAGATCGAGGTCAAGCAATACAATGGGAACAAGCACATCAGAACCTACGAGAAGGAAGTGACCCTCACCGCAGAGCCCTTACTCTCATCAACCTCGGAGATGTACCAACTCCAGGCTAGCGACAGAAAAAAGTAGCCAGCTATCACGGCTTAGGAGAGCCACGCTCTCTGGTACATCACTCCAAGCAAGATCCCACTTGATACCGCTCCATCCGAGGGTGCATCAAGTGGGATCTTCTCTTTTCGAGGAGAAGGTACGAGAGCTGTGAAGAGGCGGTCTGGTGCAATGGTCTCCTATAGGTATATGGGTGCGTGGGTAGAGCTATATAGGATGACGAAGAAAGCTATATAGCTTTGGACTAATTCCTATATAGCGTTCTCTCGATTCCTATATAGCTTTGTGAAATGACCTCTATTAGGTTGTTGCTCTGCATAGGGATAAAAGTTGCGGACGAGTGGTAGATAAGTTTGGACTACGTACGTGGCTCTAATATCTACGTACGTGGATATTTGGATTTACGTGCCTGATCTTTAAGACTACGTGCATAGATGGGGAAAAACCACTACGTGAAGGCGCTTTTTTCTTCATGAGAACTATGCTTTACCCTCCGCTGGATAAGAGGAATACTCGCAATAAAGCGAAGTGCTCTCTGATGTGAGCGGTACTGGTTCATTTATCCCTCCTTATACGGATCCCAATGAATAGCCATTATAGGACCGCACCTTGGCACCCACAATAATCTAATTTACAAACAGATAACAAGCTACTCCATACGACCATCATAGGACTTCTGACATTCCACTCTTGTTGTGCTTCCCATCGAGACTACAGCAGGAGCACCCTATGCTTAAACCTTAGCACAAGGAAGTAGTCATTAATCAAGGAAGTAGTCATTAATTATGAGTTAGCCCCAGAAACGTGGCTTTTTGCTGTCCTTTTCTTAGGAAAGAAGAGCGGATAGGCATAGGTAATCCGAGCCGTTTCCGTTATCTTTGCCTAGGTGATGGGACTCCTCCCTTCTCTATACTGAGGCACAGATTGACCTCGTTCCTTCTAAGCGACACTCAGTGATCACCCTCCGAGCTTGCCGTGGGGCAGTAGCGAAGAGCTTCTCTCCTGCCTCAATGAGTATCGGAGACGACTAACAAGAAACAACTATGCGACCTATCCATTCGAAGATAACCCTCCTGCTGGCTGCCCTCAGCCTCTCCCTATCCGTCCCATCGGTAGGAGAAGCACGTAGCCACAAGAAGCCTACGACCTCTACGAGTAAGAAGGCCTCCTCTAAGTCATCCAAGAGTAAGAGCTCGGCGAAGAGCAGTCACAGCTCCTCACGTCGCGGCCGCCACTCCTATAATATACGTTCGCGCGCACGTGGCCGCTACTATGCAGCCCAAGCTCCCAGTGAGGAGCAACTTGAGATGATGCGTCAGGACAGCATTCGCCTGCGTACGGGGGGGACAGCACCTGTACAGAAGGTAAGCGAAAAGAGTGCACAGTCCAATGAGCTCTTGACGACACGCTTCCGTCGCGCAGACTCTACGCTCAGTCGCGCAGATATCAGAGAGCTATACTTCTCAGTAGATGGACGTGAAGACACAGCGCCCTTCCTCAGCAAGATAGAGGCTGAGGCCGATCGCCTTATCGAGGGGAAGAACTTCACTGAGGCACTCAAGACCGTCCAACAAGGGCTGTGGCGTACCCCCACGCATATTGGGCTCATCAAGCGCGCCTGCGACCTCTCGCTTCACCTCAAGAGCTCACGATTCAATACCTACATGTACCAGCTCGTCGAGCTTCTCAGCATGATCGCCCACACGGGTGATGGCTCGAGCTTTGATAAGGCCATTCAAGTGCGCTCACTTGACGATGCTCTTCTCTTTGAGCAGCATTGGAATGAAACACCTCGCGAGGAAATCCTCGCCAGCCGTGAGCAAACGAACAAAGGCAAGGACTATGTCGTTGTAGAGATACAAGGCTCTGGGAAGGGTAAGACACAGCAACATTACTATCTGATCCAGCCTACCCTGACGCCCAGCGCCACCACAAAGAAGTAGTAGCACTAGCAAGGAGATATAAGCATGTCCCAAAGCTGGGAGATAAGACAATATACCGCAGATGAGGAGACCCAAGCTTGTGAATTAGCCACACGCTTGGGGCTCTTCCCTGCTATGGGGCTCCTCCTTGTAGCAAGGGGTATACGTACTTATGAGGAGGCACAGAGCTTCTTCTCTCCACGCCTTGAGGAGCTACATGATCCCTTCGCTATGGAGGATATGCTGGTCGCTGTCGAGCGGCTGAATAGAGCTATTGAGCAGCGGGAGCATATCTTGATCTACGGAGACTATGATGTCGATGGCACCACAGCCGTAGCCCTACTCTACCGCTATCTGCGAGCACAATGCTTGCCCGAGGAATACCTCCACTACTATATTCCAGATCGCTATGACGATGGCTATGGTATCACGTTGCAGGGCATAGACTATGCACGGCAGTTAGGTGTCAGCCTCATCATATCGGTAGACACGGGGATCAAGGCTTTTGAGGAAATCACCTACGCTCGAGAGCATGGGATGGACTTCATCGTCTGCGACCACCACACGCCCGATGATAGCCTTCCTCCAGCTACTGCTATCCTCAACCCGAAGCGTCACGACAACCACTACCCCTTCACCGAGCTCTCGGGCTGTGGGGTAGCTTTCAAGCTTGTACAAGGGCTTGCCTCCCATCGAAACCTCCCTTTTGAATCTCTTTTTCCCCTGCTGGAGCTTCTCGTCCTAAGTATCGCTCAGGACCGTGTTTCTATACTTGGGGAGAACCGTATCTTCATATCTCACGGCCTGCAGCAGATCAATAGCCACCCCTCGGTAGCTATCACCTATCTCATGCGCTTAGGGAAGATCCAGCCTGGTCGCGTCGATATGGCGAGCATCTACTACGAGCTCGGACCACGTATCAATGCCGCAGGGCGTATGGCACACGGCGCTGAGTCTGTCAAGCTCCTCATTGCCGAGGATGCTGCTACAGCGGAGGCCCAGAGCCAGATACTCGACGAATACAATCGCCAGCGTCAAGAGCTCGATCAGCAGGTCACACGTGAGGCCATTGCCCTCGTCGAGAGTGACCCACAGCTCCAGAAGCAGCGACTCATCATCCTCTACCGCCCAGAGTGGAACAAGGGAGTCATGGGCATCGTAGCAGCACGACTGGCCGATCGCTTCCACCGCCCTGTGCTCATCCTCTCCCATAGTACAGGTGACTTCCTCGCCGGATCAGGACGCTCTGCAGGAGGCTTTGACTTATACCAAGCCATCCAAGCTTGCAGTGACTGCTTGGAGAACTTCGGCGGACACATCTTTGCCGCAGGGCTGACAATCCGTGAGGACCGCCTCCCTGAGTTTATGCGACGCATACAGGAGTATGCTGATAGTGTGGAGCAAATCACCTCGCAACCATTCACTCCGACCCTCCAAATCGATGCAGAGCTCAAGCCTTCCGAGGTGTCACGCACGCTCCTCCGTCAGGTAGAGATGCTCTATCCCTTCGGCACGGACAACGAGCGTCCCATCTTCATGACTCGTAACATGCGAGATGCCGGTGGCACACGTGCTGTAGGCAAGGCACTTCAGCATCTGAGCCTACGTATGACCGACAGCTATCAGCGCATCCGTCCCCTTCATGGCTTCGCTCTGGGGCTGGCTCGCTATGCTCCCGAGATCACACGTCACAACGCCTTTGCCCTGTGCTTTGAGCTCGAGGAAAACAACTTCTATCCG